GGCTTATCAATCGAAGGGCAACTATTCCCAGAAGAACAAAAACAAGTAACATTTAATAAAGAGGACATGAATAAAAAAAGCCTTTGGGCGATGGCAGTTGAAAAGTTCAAAGAGACTTTTAATTTCGCCGACATGACAGACTACGGAAACGGATTTTTCGGAACGTCTTTAGATTTGGGCGCTATCATCACAGATAAAGATGGTAATCCTATGCCTAGCGGAACATTTACTTTTGAAAATAAAGTTTATGAGACTGATGATATGGGCGCGATTAGCTCTATCGAAGATGCCAAAGAAGAAGCAGAAGAAGATGCTAACGGAGGCGATGATTCAGCAGCTAAAATTGCAGCGTTAGAAACTCAGGTTGCAGACTTACAAGCTCAACTTTCAGAAGCTACTGCGACTAAAATGGCTAACGAAGAAGCTGAGGTAAAACTAAAAGCAGACTTTGAAGCTGAAAAAGAATCTAACGTTAAGCTAACGGCAGAAGTTGAGAAACTGAAAGCTGATGTTATCGAAGCTAAAAAGATCCCTGAAATGGTTGATAAAGGCATTGAAAATATGTCTGCATTGGAAAAGTACAGAATGAAAAAAGAAACGCTTAAATAATGGCAAAGGCAGACTTTATAAATCCATTCGATGGAGGAGTTTCTTATCCTGATTTTTTAGAAGCTGTTGGCAAAAAAACAGTTGAAGAATATTGCAAAGGCAAATTAACAGACGAACAAATAAAATGGTTGCTAAACGACCTCGAACATTTTAACACAAACAAATAATTATGGCTATTACTTATACACCAGTAGCAATTAGAGGCGCAGCAGTTTCGCCAATCATTCAAGAAATTATGTTTGCCAACAAAACAGTTGGTAAATCATTAGTAAACTTTGCAGATGACGTTAAAGCATCTACAATTATCACAGAGGCAAGAGTTGACGTTGTTGGTCAAGCTTACACAGGCTTAGCTCTAACGTCTAACGGAGGCCCTACTATCAAAGATAGAACTGCAACTCCTGTAAAGATTGAGTACAAGTACACTTTCAAGATGGAGGACTTAAGACAATCTCGTTTTAATAGAGATATGGCAAGTGGAGCTTGGAACATTGATTCAAATGAGTTTAACTCAAATGTTTTAGCAATGACAGGGCCAAGAGTTTCAGAAGATGCTCAGCTTAAATTTTGGGCAGCTATTTCTGGAACAACAAAAACAGCTATTGCAGCATTAACTCCAGGAGCTGGTCAAGGTTCTATTTCAGCAGCAGCTCAAACAGCGGTTGCAGGATACACAGCAGATCCAGCAGGTGTTGATGGTGTTCTTTCAAGAGTACTTTACGATTCAACAGGCTTAGGAGCTTACATTAAAGTAGCTGGTACAACTGTAACGGCTGCCAATATCGCGGCTCAGTATGCGCTTATCTATGCTGCTATTCCAGCAGCAGCATTAGAAGCTACTGAATTACCTAAAATGTATGCGCCATACGCACACAAGCAATTCATCAAAGTTGCTAACAACGCAGTTGGAGCAGCTCAACAAATCAACTTCTTGGTAACAGGTCAAGGCGATTCTGAGGTTATATCTTATAATGGAATTGTTATTGAATTCGTGCCAATGCCGACAGGTTTTGTTTACTGCCAAAGACCGTCAGTAATCCATTGGTCAACTGATGCATTAGCTGATTGCGCTTCTTTTGAAACAGGGAAAGTTGCAAATGATGGAGACTTGATGTTTGCTCGTTCAATCTATACTTTGGACGCTACTGTAATGGATCAGTCTCACGGCGTACTTTACGGAGGATAATCTTCAAATGAATTAATTAATAATTAAGCCTCTCTAATTCAGAGGGGCTTTTTTTAAACAAAAAAAAATATTATGTGCGGAACAACATTAACGGCATCGCGTAAAAAATCAGGCTTCATTAAGCCAAAAGGTTACAAAGCTATTTCATTCGCTGATTGGGATAGCGCAAATATTATTCAAAATACCTCAACAGGTGTAATGGTAATTCCTGCTGGGATTACTGAAGTTTATCGTTTTGAGGTAAAAAATACAGCGGATAATTTTATTGAAACTGCAACTAAAGATCCTGTTACAATGACAGGCAACAAAGCTGGTGTAGGTACATTCGCTTTAATGTATTGCGATCGTATTGCAAATGTTACAGATGCTCAGGCTTTACTTGATGGTGTTTTCAATGTGTTTTTTGAACACAATGACGGATCTATTACGGTAGCAGGTGCCGTAAACGGCGGCGAAATTATGACTGTTGTTGAATCAACAGACGCTCAAGGGTTCTTATTCACTTTAAATACATTTGAGCCAGAATTCATGTACACTTTAGCTCCTGCAGCAGTTACAGCTTACAACTCTGCAATTGTTTAATGAAAGTTATTAAACTTGATACTCCTTTTGATTTGAGCGCGGTTGTTAGAATCGCGCCCAATGATGGGGATATTTTAGATTTTAAAAGTAGAAATGAAGCTACGGATTTAGAAGCTGATTTCAACATCAATTGGGAATATGTACATGGTAGATTATTATTTACACTTCCAGCAATAACGCAAGGAGTTGCATATTTCGCAGGAGATAAACACGAGGTAACAATTACAAATACAACTACTCAAACCGTTATTTATAGGGGTAAAATGATAGTTGTAAATGAAGATACGGACATTCAAAACTTCACACCATCGACACAAACAACACAGAGGTTCAAGTAATGCCTAATTTTATGTCATTTTCGGCTTATTTGCCGTCAATTACAGACATATTAATTGGTACTAAATACGTTTTGAACGGTACAAACAATGGAAATTACAAGCTTTTTGGCGATGCTTATGATGATTCAGTTACGAATTCAGCTTGTATTAATGATATTTCAAATCTTATTGCGGGTAATGGACTTGTAAATAAAGGTAGCGGGGTAACTCCTCACGCTATTTTATCTAAAAAAGACTTTAGATTAGCAGTTTTAGACTATAAAAAACAAGGTCAAACAGCTTTACAGGTCATTTGGTTAGATGGCAAACCTGTTAAAATGTATCATATTCCTATTGACAGAGTAGGATTGAATCCTGTTTCTGTTAATACTACTGAAATAAGCGGGTATTGGGTTAGTTACGATTGGACTAAACGCAGCAGATACATACCTCAACTATATCCAAAATTTTGCGAAGATAATCCAGATAATCAAACTCAGATACTTGTAATTCAAAGACCGTCAAACGAGCCTTTATTTGCTCGACCTGATTGGTTCCCTGCTTTACGTTGGGCGCAAGATGAGGGGTTAATGGCTCAGCATTCTTATACCGATGTTAAAACAGGTTTTACGGGTCAAAAAGTCATTAACTGGGCAGGTGGTAGAGGTCTTACTGATGAACAAAAAACAGAAGTGGCTAGAAACTTAAAAGATAAGTTTTCAGGAGTTGATGGTCAAAGGATTGTAGTCTCTGTAAATAACACAGTTGAAAATTCTGTTGTGGTTGATAGCATTGAGCCACCAAACGTAAATAACACTTACGTTAATTATACCGAAGAGGCAGAGCGTAAAATATTAATTGCGCATTCTTATCCAGCTATTTTATTAGCTGGTTCTAAAACAGGTTTTTCTTCAAATGCTGACGAGATTGCAGTGGCTACTAAATCAGTTTTCAGAAGAGTAATTAATCCAGCTCGTGAAGTTTTGCTTTATGATTTACAAAGAGTATTTAATTTGATTGATCCCAATATTAAATTGGATATTGAAGATTTTGATACGGAAGAAATGGATAACAATTCTAATGCTGAAGCCGATAACACAAATACAAGTGTAATAGGAGAAAAAACAGCGGAACAACAAAACGCAGAAGCTCAGGCGCAATTAAGAGGTTCAGTTGAGGGCGTACAGGCTTTGTTAGAAATTCAAGCTTCTTATGTGGCTAAAACAACATCTTATGACTCAGCAATTTCGATGATTAAATTGATTTACGGATTTACAGAAAAAGAAGCTATCTCATTATTAGGAAATCCAAAACCAGAAACAATAATTTCTAATAATCCAATTAAATGAGCCAAGTAACACTAATGATACAGCCAGACGATATTATTTCGTTAACTACGTTTGATGGTAATATTGATTCTGACAATATGAAGCCTTTAATTTTTATCGCGCAAACAACGCATTTAAAATCATTTTTAGGGCTTTCGCTTTACACTAAGATTTATACTGATTTTGTATCTAATACTTTGACAGGGGTTTATCAAACTATTTATGAAGATTATGTAAAAGACTTTTTAAGTTATTATACAGCTTCTTTATATGTAGATTTTGGAGGTTATAAAGTTTCTGAAAATGGTTTGCATAAAATTACAGGCGAAAACATGACTTCTTTGGATAGCTCTGAAACTGAAAAACTAATTAATAGATATACTCAATTAATTGCAGGAGTTGAAGCTAATTTTAAAGAATATGTAGATCCATTACAACTGCCAGAATTACAAAGTAAAGTAGTTACTATTGAAACAACTATGCCTTGGGTTTTAGACTGCTAATTAAAAATAAACTATGGCAACAATATCAATAATAAATGTTTCAACTCCTAATGACAATTTAGGGGATACTTTAAGGGCATCACAGGTAAAGGCAAACGATAACTTTGGAGAATTAAATTCTAAAAAAGTTGAAATAGAGGCGGGAAAAGGTTTGACTGAAAATAACTTTACCGATGCTGAACAAACTAAGCTTTCAGGTATCGAAGATGGGGCGCAAGTAAATGTTAGAGCTGATTGGGCGCAAGCAGATCCAGGTGCGCCAGACTTTATTTTAAATAAACCTATTATAAGTGATGGTACTTTATTTATAATGGATGGAATTATAGGTACTACGGCAGGATTTTCAGTTGGTCAGCAATCGTTTATATTACCAACTGCGGGAGCTATTGCGAAAAATGTTTATTTAGCTCATACTAAACAATATAAAACCACATTAAATAATACTTCATTAGTAAATAGATGGTCGCAAACAGGCGATACTGTTACGATTACAAAAACACCAGCTTTAAATAATTATATCTACATCGAATATGAATAAAAAACTAATTTACTTACTATTGATTATTCCGTTTTTCGCTATCGGTCAATCATCTACAGGCATGGAGATGGAAGCGGATTATGGCTTTAGAAACTTAAGCCCGCAAACAGTAACTAATCCGCTTTATTGGGGTACAATGGGTTCTGATGGCACTATGGGTAGGATGGCTTATTATCGTCCTGCTTATGGCGACACAGGCGTTTTAACCTTTGCAGGATTAACAACTAATTCAAGTACGACAATTAATATAGGAGCGTGTACGGGATGGATTCAAGATAACGAAACAAATCCCACTTCTCCTGTTTCTATTTACGTGAATTACGCAGGGGCAACAAATGTAACTGTTACAACGGTAGGAAGTGGATTAAGCTCTTATGTAATGCTTTCTAGTTCGGGCGTTATTAGTTTTCAAAATACTTTTCCGACATCGGCAGAACGTAAGGCAAAGCTTTGGCTAGGCAAGGTAGGCCATCCAACAGGAACTATTACAACCGTCGGAAATGAACCTGATTTTATTACAAGCCCATTGGCTCAATACCGCGATTTAGCTCAGGCTTTTGGATATGTTAATAATGGTGTTTTTCCTTATGCTAACGGTGCTAATTTGAATATCAATATTACTCAAGGGACAATCTTTGGCGATGGTATTAATTTCGTTACAAGTAAAACCAATCCTGATTACGTTACAATGGGGCCTAATACAGCTGCTACATTTATGTATAGGACGCAAAACGGAGGATCGACAGGTGGTGTTACTTTAATCGATCCAACTAAATACGATAATGCTGGAACTATTACAACTGTACCAAGCAACAACAACGCTACTATTCAATATATTTATGCGGTACCGCCTTTAGGATTCATTATTCAATATGGGCAAACTGTTTACGCAACATTTAATGATGCTATTGCAGCAGTAGGAAAAGATGCAACTGTTGTTTATCCTAACCTTATAAATAATGCAACTTTAATAGGCGTATTAGTTACTACTAAAGATGCTACTGCATTAAATAATACGGCAAAATCTTTATTTTTCAGGGCTGATAAATTAGGACAATTAGGAGGCGCAACAGCAGGAACATCGACAGCGACTCAACAAACATCTTACAATAATTCAACAGTTCCACAAATAACTGTTACGGATGCTTTAGGAGCTGATACTTTTAGAAGTGGGCGCTCTGTTAACACTTCAACAGTTGTAGAAGTCCAGAATATCGCAGGTACAACTACTTGGAGCGTTGATGGGAATGGAAACGTAGCTAATAATCCATTAATAACTATTACAACTTCGGTAAGTATAACAACGGCTACAACTGATTCATCAGGGCGTACTCAAAACGGCAGGCACGTTGTGATTGATAACGGAGTAAATGCAATCAACTTAACTTGTAACGGTGGAGTTACAACTTCTTACGGTAAGGTAGGAACAGGAGCTATAACTTTTGTTCAAGGTTCGGGACGCACTTTAGTGCAATTAAACGGAACTGCTATATTAAACGGAGCCGTCGGAAGTACAGCAACATTATGGAGTAATGGAACAACTGATTATTTAGCAATAACAAACTATTAATTATGAAGTATTTATTAATTCTATTTACTTGCATTTCATTCGGTCAGTTTAACCCAATTTTTAGAAGTGATTACAGGCCTAGATTAATTACGCATTTTGATGCTGGTAACATTTCATCTTATCCTGGTACAGGTACAACTTGGCTTGATATTAGCGGGAACGGAAATCACAATGATGCTACATTATTTAACGGCGTGACTTATGACTCTGCAAATGGAGGGAGTTTTTTATTTGATGGATCTAATGATTATGCTGGATTAAACTTGTATCCGTTAAGTATATCTCATAGTTTTAATATTTGGGTAAAGATAGTTTCCAATACCACAGGAGGAGCGTTTATATGCTCAGGAAATCCAAATCAAATAAGTTTTTTACAGGTAGGTGTTTCATTTAACTTAGCTTTTAACTACGCATTTAATTCACCAGTATCAGCCGCGCCGATAGGTACGTGGATGATGTTAACAGGGGTGCATACAGCAACTCAGGATAAATTATATATAAATGGCACTTTAATAACTACAGCTACAACTGTGCCGCCTATTTATTTAGGAAAAAACATAACAATAGGTAAAAGGTTAGATAATACATATATTAACTCATACATATCATCTGTAAAAATATATAATTACGCTATATCTCAAACAGAGATAACGGCTAATTTCAATGCTTTAAGAGGCAGATACGGACTTTAATAAATAAAAATATGCTAAAATTAAAAACAAAAACACCTTTTACAGTTATATCGGGAAGAGTAACTAAACAAGTAATTATCAGATTAATAGTTGAAAATCTTAGAATGGATATTAATAATGTAATTCCGAGCGGTTACTATTATTATTTCAATGAAGATAATGAGGCGGTAATATTAGATAGAATTGTTGAGAATCCTATTTTATGGTCGGATATCGCATTGATTGAGCAAGGTTTGCCCGCAATGACATCGACATCAAGTTTATTTACTGATTTGAATCAAAGGTTATCGCAATTAGTAGCTTTCAAACTTCATTCTGAGGGAACTTCTAATTATGGAACTACCGATACTGATTATATCATAGACAACGACTAGATGTTAGGATCTGTATCTCACTTCTTCGAACAAGACAAAGAAACATTAGCTCAGAAATGGGTTGATGTTTCCGAGTTATTGAGGCTTAAAGGTTATTCGCTGGAATGCCGTTTGATATATCTAAAAGCATTCGACTACTTCACCATCAACCCAAATGACTTCGACGGAGCGACTGCTGTAAAAGATTTAGTCGATATCCCCGATCTAGACCTTGATAGTATGTTACATGATTTTCATTATATCGCTTATAATGTGGCATCAAGTGTATCAATGAAATGGCGTGCCGATAAACTTTACGCATTGGGTAACGAGCGCAAAGGAAAGAGCGAATATGCTTCTTGGAGTAGATTTGTTGGGCTTTCTTTAGTCGGCATTGGGTTTATCCCATTTGCACGAATCAAACGCGGTAAAATGTCTTCTATTCAAAGAGAAAAATTCTTAAAAGATTACTTAACTTTGACAAAACATTAACAAGTAAAAGAATGTCAGAAACGCTAGATCAGAAAGTAGACCGAATATTGTTTTATCTCGAAAGCGATAGGACAACGAATCAAGAGGGATTAGTAGAAAAAGTTAACCGTCTTGACAGGGTTCAGTCGGAAATCTTATCTAGGGAAACGGCATTTAAAGCTAAAATATCAGGAATAGCAATTGTATTAACAGTAATTTTTAACGGGGCTATTTGGCTTCTAAATAAATTTATAAAATGAGTAGATTAACATCACAACCAAGTAAGTTTTTTAAAATTATTAGAACTATTGGATTGGCTTTAGGAGCTATTGCGGGAGTTATTGCAACTGCACCAATTGCTTTGCCAGCAGCGGTAGTAACAGCAGCGGGTTATATTACATTTGCATCAGCAGCAGCGGCAGCAGTAGCACATACAGCAAATGAAAACGAGTAGAAAAGGCGCTGATTTTATCAGATCATTTGAGGGGTGTAAATTAAAAGCTTATTTATGCCCTGCAGGAATTCCAACAATCGGGTATGGAAATACATTTTATGAAGATGGCCGAAAGGTTACTTTGAAAGATCAGATTCATCAAGAAATGGCAGACGAACTCTTTTATAATTTGTTGCCAAAGTTTGAATCTATTGTAAACAGTAAATTAAAGGTTGTAGTCAATCAAAATCAGTTTGACGCATTAGTTAGTCATACTTATAATACAGGCGGTTCAAACACTTTATTTGAGCTTATCAATCGGAAAGTTGATGTTTCAAACATTAGGAATTGGTTTGAAAATAAATACACTACTGCTAACGGTAAATTATGCGCTGGATTAGTAAAAAGGAGAAAGGCAGAAGCTGATTTATATTTTAGTAAATAGTATATTTGCCATATTATAAACTCGGTTGGTGCCATTTATTTATAAAAAAAATTAAAGCCTCTAATAATTTAGAGGCTTTTTTGTTTTAATGAAAATACTCAATCAAACTATAAATTATTCCGATTGCAATAACCCAGCAGAATACTTCTGAAACTACTTTTTCTGATTTACTCATCTTTCAAATGTATTTTTTCGGCTGTCATTACCGTTGAATAATCAACTTCAATGTTTTTGGCCTCGTTAATAATGTCCTTTACTACTGATAGATATATTCCTGATACGGTATTTGGAATAGATCCTGTATTTTTAAATACTTGCACTGCATTTGATATCCTTTCTCTTTCTCCTTTTTGAAGTAAGAATTTGCATTTTGTTGTTTCTCCTTTCGACTCCAATTCTTTGTAAGTCGGAGTTTCTTTGATGGCTTCCTGAGTGTAAGTGTTGCGCATGAGTTATAATTTAAAGTTAAATAATCCAGCATAACAAAATAAGGCAACTTGTATCATCATAAAAAAGAACGATTTATAAAAGTTGTATTTTTCAGGCTTCTTATCTTCGCCATGTTTAAACATTGTATTACATAGATTTAATGTAATTAGAACTAACAATATAATTTCTCCTGTGTTCATAATTTAATTTGTTTTAGAATATAGTTTTATTTTTCTTTCTCTTTCCTTATCTAATGAATCAATCTTTGATAAGTCAATCCCTTTAGGGTTGTTGATTTCACGACTGATAAGATAATTGTAAATAATATCGGTTCGTTTGCATTTCTGAATATCTCTCGATTGACACGAGCATAAACATAGTAACAGTAATGCGATGGTTAATCTTTTCATGGTTATTTTTTTAACTTGTTAATATATGATACCTCTAAATTCAAATACCTAGTTTCCAGGTTAAACAATACATCGGTTAAAGTCTGTTTACTCCTTTCGGCAATCTTCTTTTGGCAGTCGGTTAATCCTGCGCGTTTAATAACTTTGTCGATGTTTCTTACATCGCAATTAATTTCTTCGATCAATTGGGCGATTGGACTCATAAGTAAAATATTAGTGTTAAATTAAATATAATTGCTATTATAAACGAGCAGAATAGTATTAAGATTCCTTGACTTAGTTTGCCCATTATAATTTTATAAATAAGTTCATATTGATGTATAACTCTAAAAAATTATTTAAATCTTTTTCGAAATCAAAACTTTTACAATGAGTATTGCCGTTTTTCATAGTTATTTCCAAACTAGGCTTATGATAAACAGCGTTGTAAGAAACAATATATCCTTTTGATTCAAGTTCTTGTCTAGAAACTAAATAATCACTTAAGGTTATCCAATAATAAAAGCCTGCTTTTCGTGTCCTGATACCTAAAAACCTTTTTTCTTCTCTATATTCATATCCTACTACTTCTCTTTTTAAAACAGCTCTTACTGAGCTTATTTCACTTGCATTAATTAAATTCATAATCTTAATTTATTTTTTATTTATACTGTATTATTAAACTCTCAAGCCTTTCCACTTCCTCCTGAGCCTTAAGCAACTTTTGAACTAACAACGGCTTTAATATTTTAATGGCTCTTTCTTCAATTTCTTTAATGTTATTGGGGATGAATTTACAGTTTTCCAATTGGCTATAAGTCGTTTTGTGTATTCCTAATAATTCACCTAAATGGGTTTGCTTAAACCCAATTTCCTTTCGTAATTTTTTTACTTTTTCCATTATTTATTATTTAATTCTGATAAAGCTTTTTGATATGCCAAGTGCGCATCATATTCATTTTTAAAGCAGCCGATGTGCTTTGTTTTTCTATTAATATTCATTTCAGCTTTCCAATTCCTATTTTTCTTTACCCAAGAAACGCCCACGTATTTTGAAGTTGATTTTAAATGTTTCCTATTCCCGTTCTCTCTGCTTGTTACGATTTCTAAGTTATCTAATCTATTGTTGGCTTTATTAAAATCAATATGGTTAATAACTAATTCCCATCCGCACGGTACATGATTTAAAAAGTGAATAGCAACAAGTTTATGAATAGCAACAGTTTTTTGTTTTCCACTATTACTAAGCTTTACAAAATAATATCCATGAGCGTTTATAGTATTTTTTAGCATCCTTTCTTGTATTAAATAACCTCTCCAATTAAGCCTTTTTAAACTCTTTATATTACCTAAATTTGATACTTGATATAATCCCTCATATCCAATGATATCTTTAAAAACCTCCATATATAAACTTTACTTGTTAACTGTTTACAAATATAATCTTAATTTATTTATAAACAATACTTCTAAACGGCTATTTTTTACTTTTTGTCGAAATAAAAAAACCCATCACTAGGACGGGTTTAGCTTTGGGATAAAAAAGGACTTTTAAAACTTGATAGTAATGCTGGAAGCGCGAGGCTTAGTAGATACTTTAGGCACATCCTCTCCAAAAGCGTCTATTATTGGTTGTTTTTGAGCTAACTTCAATAATTCAGCACGAGCGTCTAACTCTTCTTTTAATTGTTGGTAAATAGGATCTTCTAAAAATTGAAGAGTTGAACCGCCATTCACAGGCGTAAATTCAACACCTAGAACTGTTTGTTTTTCTTCGGGGATATGTTTTCTTATCTCAGCCATTGCGCTAGAAATAACCTCGTTTAAACGGGCTAAATTGGCGGTAAACTGCATCTTATCAACTTCGCCTGATTCTAATAAATCAGTTACTAATTTAACGCCTGTTTTTTGAGCTTCTTTCTTTGTGAAAGTTGCATCGTATAAGGTCGCCATATCTGACGACCTCATTAAAAAGAATTGATCTTTAGACATGATTAAAAAGGTAATAAATCTTCTGGTATTTCTTCTTCATTTGGGCTTTCAGCGTGTTGACCTCCCGACATAGCCAATTTATATTCATCAGAATCAACCATCTTTTTACGCATGAATTCGGGTAATGTATCGAATTTAGCTTGGTCAAAAACTTCATAAGTGAATATGAAAGGCGTGTTAATTGCATCAGGGCAAATAAAACCTTTAGGCATTGCGGAAATTGAGCCGATCTCGGCATACACTCCAGATCCGTCCTTTTTTGTTTTGTGAGTGATGTTTAACATACAAGGAACACCTACCAATTTTTCAATATCAAAAGCCTTTGCTTCTTCATCGGTAAAATCCTTTGATCTCCAATTCTTTAAAAACCCTCTCAAAGTTGCTTTTTCGTGTAATGATAAAGTAAACTCTTTGCTAATCATTTGCGGTTGTTCGCCGTTTTCTTCTTTGAACACCTTTAATTCTGTTGGAAGTTCCCAAGTGACACGAACCTTATTAAGCTTCTTTAAAGTGCCTAAAATGTTTTCTTCAATTGTTCCCAAATGAACCATAGAAAAACATCTTGCAGGGTAGTTTCCTGTTGCGATAGGTTCAAAATTTGTACTCCCATTACTTGTTGCGATAATTGCCATAATCTAATTTATTTAATTGTTGTTAATTACTTGGTTTCTCATTTCTGTTTTAAAAATACTAATAGTCGAATACTTGTCTTTCAATATCTCGACTGCTTCTGAATACGAGTTGGCCTCTATTGTCTCGATGTCAAAATCTTTCTCATCTACATTGTAGCGGAAATGGAATTCTATTTTAAATGTTTTCATAATCGTTATATTTTGTTGAGGCAAATATAAGTCAAAAATAATTACACACAAGTTTTTTTAATTAAATTTAATAATTATATTTGCACAGTACAAAACAATAAACAAGATGAAAAAATTAAAGATTAAAGAGGTATTCTCTAAAGATGAAAAGATAATTGATATAGTTAGGGCAGAATGTGAAAAGCACGATCTCAATATATATGAGGTTTGCAGAGAGGCGAAAATTCCAATTGCAACTGTAACGAATTGGAAGAACGAACCGGGTGCATTTTCTACATTAAAGGCGTTCTTTAAGGCTATTGAAACTTTAAAAAAGAAGTAATGGAAGAAATATTTAAGGACATTCCTGGATATTATGGGATGTATCAGATTAGTAATTTAGGCGGAGTTAAATCTTTGGCAAGAATAGTAAAGCATAGAGGAAACAATAGGGCTCTAAAAGAAAAAATAATGCGTAAAAGTATTGATTCTAAGGGCTATTATATGGTTTGGTTATCTCGTGATGGTAATAGAAAAAATAGATTAGTTCATCAATTAGTTGCGGAGGTATTTCTTAATCATGTTAGATGTGGTTATACGTTAGTTGTCAATCATAAAGACTTCAACAAATTGAATAATAGTGTTGAAAATTTAGAAATAGTTACGGCTAGAGAAAATTCAAACAGAAAACATATTAAAAGCAGTTCACAATATACAGGGGTATCTTGGCATAGTCTAAGTTCTAAGTGGCACGCAAGCATTAATGTTAACGGGAAACTAAAATATTTAGGATTATTTGATAATGAACTAAGTGCAAGTGAAGCATATCAAACGGAATTAAAAGGAATCGAAAAACTAAAAGCTAAAATGTAAATTATGAAACTAATATCAATGACCGATTTTGTTTTAGAGCTTTACAATAATACAAATGCAATCAAAAACGAAAATGGCTGGGAAGCTGTACAAATACACAGAATACAGTCATTCGTAAAATGCGCTAATTACGCCAATTTCCTAAAAAAGCCTTTAAAACTTGAAATGTTTGTGCCTTGCGATGATGAGGGGAATGTTTTGAAAGAAGTAGAAAAAGGACGTGACAAACTTTATGATTCACAAGATACAAGCTCGGATTCTCAACATTATCATCAACAATGGCACATGAGAATAAATCAATACCAACAAGCCAAAGAAAAGGTTTTGTTTGAGGGGTTTGAGACTGATAAATCATATCAAGCGGTTAACCATAAATTAAGATTTTTTGTGTATGATATACGAGAAAGCGATACAATCGAAGATTATATAAAGTTTAACTTAACCCTAACCGAATCAGCTAAAAAACAAATAGGAATCAATGAGTAAAGCAAATCTAACCGACCAACAACATCTTGAAATAGCTCATAATAATTTATTGTCTTTAGATAAAATCGCGGCACTTTATAACACTTCCAGGCACACAGTTGTAATGATTAAAAACGAGCATGGAACGAGCAAAGGTCGCGGTCGCGGTTGCAGATCAACAGGATTCAAAGTTTCAGATCAACAAAAAGCCGAGATAATAGAATCTAAAATACCGTATGATGAATTAGCGTTGATTTACAATGTACACCCGTCAACTATTGGCAAGATAAAAAGAAACGCTGGGGTATTTGTAAATAGGCGAAATCATAATAGATCAAAACTTATTCCGACTGACCATCAATTAGAACGCATTAAAGACTTGACAATTTCTGCTCGTAGTTTATCCCCTGAAATTGGAATTAGTGCGGAGTGGATAAGCAGAAAACGAACTAAGCTAGGATTGTCTTACCGGGCATTTCAAGCAACACAACCGAAAGCGAAAAGAATCCAGAAGCCAAGACCATACAAGCCACGACCGAAAAAAGATAAACCTGTAAAAGAAGCAAAAGTTATCACTCCCAAAGAAATCGTTAAGAAATTGAAAACAGAAACTAAACGTGCCGCAATGGTTAAGTCTAAATTTGAGGAATTTAACGAGGCGAAACGTAAAGCAGAAAAGGCTAAATTGACTTATCAGGAATTGGAAGCAAAGCAGAGAGCAGAGGGTTATCGCTTTGTAACTCGTATGGGTAGGCATGGGATTCGTGAAACAGTATGGACTAATAAAAACTAAATAAAAATAAATATGATGACAGCAGAAGAAGAAACATTAGAAAAAATAAAATTTGTAATATCCTGCAATAATGATGCTCAAGCCATTAGATTAATTGAACAATATGGGTATTATAAGAAGATCGAATTCGCAAAATTCCACGTTCAGGAAGCATTAGTACAGGCAAGTGTACAGGCTATTACAAAACCTTATTACACACCTAAAAGCGGTTATACTAAAACTGAAAACTTTATCGAGTTAGATTCAATCCTAAACGCATATCCACTAGAAAACATCAAGTAACATGACAGAACAAATACTACCACCAGACAGCCAACTATTAAAAGCATTAAAAGTTATTGTAGGATCTCAACTATTAGTTGAAGATTTAGAAGGATTGCAAGAAGTTACAATGTACAATAAGCAAAAGGTTAAGCAACTAGCTAACCAATTGATTAAAGAGCTGTGCAAAGTAGCTGAAAAGGATTATAACGCTGTTTTTGGAATTGATCAGAAGCTAACTTTAAATATCATGTACGAATACGATAAGTTGGTTACAAGGATAGCTCAAAAAAACATTATGGAAGTAGTAGAAGCAAGCCAGATGGAAGAAGCATACGGATATGATCGCCAAACGATGGAAGCAACAGCGCATAGAATAATCAGAAAACACACTTAATAAAAATAAGATTATGAAAAACACTTACCCGATTTACCTAAAAAGTAATATTTGCCATTGGTTTAAAATTACAGATGAACAATCAGCCGTATCAGTATGTAACGGACAACATAGTAATCAATTCGAAATAAGTATTATTACTCCGATGTATTTATTAAAAGAGCCTTATGTTACTATTTCAGAAGCCGAATTCCTAGAAGCATTTTTTGAAGTGCGTAATAAACTCAATAAACTTTGTTTAATTCAAATTGATAAGTAAGATGGAATGGATAAGTGTAAAAGATAGATTGCCCGAAAACGATGATGAAGTTTTGATTTATGTAGGTATAGACATAGTTCAAGCCTATTTATTGAATGGGTATTGGAAAGGTTCTGTTTTAGTTACTGACAATATGAATGATGGTTATGTATTAAATAGAACAATTTGCAAACAAGGCGATCATTTTGACTTTGTAACACATTGGATGCCGTTACCTAACCCTCCTATTAAAGATTAACCCCAATGCCTCTAATCAGGGGCATTTTTTTACTATATTTGCCACAACATCACTTTGAATAGTATTCTTAGCCAGACGCTCCTTTAATCGGGAGCGTTTCTATTTTACACCAATCGACCAACATTTAATTTTAATCGTTGAACTAAACTTTTTGACTTTTATTTATGTTAAATTGGGAAAACGTTGTATATTTGCTCTTGTAATGAGGTGAGATACATTACGATACATACCGGAAAATATTATACAAAATCCTATCAGGAAGCTATATCTCACATTACTAGCGACTTGATGGGATTTTTGCATTTAATCAACTTTATATGGCTGAAAATAAAAATACAATTGTTGTTTACGCTGATTGGATTAGTCAGTTTGAAGACCTTACAGATGAAGAAGCTGGAAAACTTATAAAACACTTCTTTAGATATATTAATGATCTTAATCCTGTATCAGATAGATTAACTGAATTATTGTTTACGCCTATAAAACAATCGTTAAAACGCGATTTGATGAAGTGGGAACAAAAGAAAGTCGGCAGGAGCGATAGCGGTAGGCTAGGGAATTTAAAACGTTGGAATAGTGATTTATACGACAAAGTAATTGCTAATGAATTAACTATTGAAGACGCTGAAAACATCGCAAATAATCGCAAACAGTCGCATAGCGATTATTTGCGACAAAAAGAATCGCAAATAATCGCAAACATCGCTGTAACTGATACTGTAAGTGTTACTGTTAATGATATTCTTTTAGAAAAAGAAACAAAAGAGAATCCGTTGTTTGAATCATTTTGGAATGCCTATGATAAGAAAGTTGAAAAAGTAAAATGCGAAATCAAATTTAATAAATTGGCAAAAAAAGATATTGAAAAGATTTTTGAAGCTTTGCCGATTTATATAAAATCAACTCCTGATATCCAATTTCGTAAAAATCCTTTGACATGGTTAAATGGAAAATGTTGGAATGATGAGTTGTCAGTAGCTCCCGAATCAAAACCAAAACCGATTTACACAATGGCATCACCAATACTTTAACGATTATGGATAAAATAATATTTGCGTGGGAAAAAATATACACCAACAAAACAAGCGGAACCGCAAAAGCGCAATGCCCGGAATGTATCGACAAGCGAACAAACAAAAAAGACAAAAGTCTGTCAGTAAATTTTACAAACGGATTGGCGTTTTGTCATTATTGCAGCGCGATTTCATTCAGAGATTCAATCGAGAAAAAAACAGAATCACTAAACTACAAGCTACCAGTTCAGACTTGGCGCAATTACACGCAGCTTTCTGTTCCGATGGTAAAATGGTTGGAGGGGAGAAAGATCCAACAATCAACTGCCATTTATTTTGGGCTGACAGAGGAAAAATATTATCAGCCAGCAAAAGGCAAAGAAGTTAATAATATCGTTTTTAATTATTTCGAGGGCGAAACCCTGATTAATAAAAAATACAGATCAGGCGATAAGAAATTTACGCAATCCAAAGAGGCAAAAAGTATTTTCTACAATATCAATTCAATCATTGGGCATGATGAAGCTTGGATTGTCGAGGGCGAAATAGATTGTCTTTCGATGTATGAAATCGGAATTAAAAATTGTATCTCAATTCCAAACGGTGCAAACGACAACGATAACTACTGGGTTAACTCCGAAAAGTATCTGAAAGACATTAAGAAATTCTATATATGCACCGATAATGACGACAAAGGAAACGATGTAGCGGAAAAGATAGCCCATAGGCTTGGAAAGTGGAAATGCGAAAGAGTGTTATTTAAAGGCAAAGACGCTAATGAAGACCTCGTAACACTAGACTTAGAAAAAAGTGTCTTAAATCGCATACAGTACCCTGTAAGCGGCACGTTTAAAGTAAATGATGTTTACGACGACATATTAAATCTATATGATAACGGTTTCCCTGATACATTTTACCCTAAACATAGATGTTTTGGAGACTTGAAAAAGGTATTTTCAGTTATGCGAGGGCATTTGATTACAGGCACAGGAATACCATCGCATGGTAAATCAAATTTTACTGAGTGGTACGTTCTAAATTTGATTAAAGATTACGATTTAAAGGCTTCTTTTTTCAGCCCTGAGCATCACCCATTGCACCTGCATCAATCGACATTCATTCAAAAGACTTTCGGTAAGAACTTTTTTAATGAAGTGGCCGGAACTCCGAGAATATCAAAACAAGAAATAGCCAAATATGCGGAATGGGCGAATGAAAAGATTTATCTAACCTGCCCTGACAATGGCGAGCGTCCGACTTGGAATTGGCTTTTAGAAAAGTTCAAAGAGCAAATGGTAACTTATGGTATTGATATTTTTGTAATAGATGCTTTTAATAAATTGGAGTTCGACGAAAAAGGAAACAAGCTCGATTTAATCAATAGCACCCTAACCAAACTGACTTCATTTGCTCAGATAAATAACGTAATGATATTCCTGATTGCGCACCCTACCAAGATGAGCAAGAACGCAACAGGACAATATGAAATGCCATCGCTTTATGATGTTTCTGGTTCATCTGACTTTCGCAACCAAACTCACGACGGTTTTTGTATTTACAGATTCTTTGGGGATGATGCAGGAACCAAGTTTATAAACCTAAAAACCAAAATGTCTTTTCAAGGCGAGATTGGTGCAAGCGTTGATTTTGATTATCATTTACCATCTGGTAGGTATTACGAGAAAGGAACAAGCGAACCGACTTTTAATTTGATTGATTGGGATATTGAATCACCCGAACCAAAAACACCGCTTGCGACTTTAGTCGAGGCTTTTGATTTAGAGCCGATGGAATTATTAGAAGATGATGAATTTAACGGAGTGCCTTTTTAAAAAATATAAATTATGAAAGAAACAACAGCAAGCACTTTTGTAGAAATAACGTGCGAATGCCCATATTGCGAGGCTTACTTAGATATTTTTGACAATGACCATGTGAAAGAATCTTTATACGGATTAAGAGCCGAAAAATGCGATTTAGAAATACAATGCAATGAGTGTAAAGAAACTTTTATAGTAACTGACATTTGTTATTAATTATGAATCACACACTACAAATCAAACCGTTATCGGTTAACGAGGCTTTTAAAGGCAAAAAATACCGTACTGATAAATATGATTGCTTCATTTCAAATATGATGAAGTTGCTGCCGAAAACTATTGTTATTCCTGATGAAGAAAACATAAAGCTAGCAATTGAATTTGGTTTTAGTTCCAAAGCCAGCGATATAGATAACTGTTGTAAAAGTTTTATTGATTGTTTGGTTAAGCGTTACAAAGTTGATGATCGCCACATATACGAGCTTCACGTGTTCAAAGCGATAGTTAAAAAAGGTCAGGAGTATATTAAGTTTCGGATTTATTAATATTTAATTTAAAATAGTTTGATGTTTAAATTTAATAACTATATTTGCCTACATAAAATAAAAACAGCGATTATGTTTATTACACTAACACTCGGAATTGAAGATATTACAGTCCTAAAAAAAGCTTTAAAAGTAGCTAAGGCCCGAAAGAAATTAGAAGCCCGGCATCACCTCAAAAAAGGATTCGAAGATAATTGGAAAGTAAAATCCGACTTCGTAAACCAAATAGATCAATTAGAACATTATTTACACTACTTAACTAAATAGATTATGGAAACAGATTACTTAGAATTCTTAGAGAAAAAGATCGTAGTTGCTAAGGACTATGGGACCGACATCGAACCCGAAAGCATTAACCCGTTATTATTAGATCATCAAAAAGACATTGTTCATTGGTCAATATCAGGAGGTCGCAGAGCTATATTCGCCAGCTTTGGATTAGGTAAAACAATGATGCAACTTGAAATAGCAGTCCAAGTTACCAAACTAACAGATAAGCCTTTTTTGATCGTAATGCCATTGGGAGTAGTAGGAGAGTTTAGAGATGATTTAGCTTTTTTATATCCTGAAAAAGAAATAAAGTACATTACCGATTCTGATACAATAGACTCCGTAAATAAAGAAATAATATACGTTACAAATTACGAGAGAATCAGAAAAGGAGATGTGACTGCTGAATTCTTTGGAGGCGTTTCATTTGATGAGGCTAGTATTTTGAGAAACCTAAAAACCGAAACAACAAACTACGTTTTAAAGCATTTTAGCAAAGTTCACTACCGATTTGTAGCAACTGCAACTCCAACTCCAAATGACTTTATTGAGATACTTAATTATGCCGATTACTTAGGTGTTATTGATAGAGGTCACGCATTAACGAGATTCTTTCAAAGAGATTCAACTAAAGCCGGACATCTTACTTTATACGATAATAAAAAAGAAGAGTTTTGGAAATGGGTTAGCTCGTGGGCAGTATTCATAAACAAGCCTTCTGATCTTGGTTATGATGATACAGGTTATTTACTGCCTAAACTTAACTTTAATGAAATATTAGTTGAAAACATTACAGGTAACGAGATCCGAAATAAACGAGGCGAGATCGTAATGTTTAAAGACAATACTAAATCTTTAATTGATGTTAGCCGGGAAAAGTCAGAATCAATAGATATTAGAATTAACAAAGCATTTGAGATAGTAAATCAGCAACCTGATGATAATTGGATACTTTGGCACCATTTAGAAGCTGAAAGGTCAGAATTAAACCGAAAGTTTAAAGACTTCAAAATTAAATCGGTTTACGGATCGCAAACAAATGCGGAAAAGGAAAGTTTATTGATTGACTTCAAACACAACCAATATCAAATACTTTCAACTAAACCTAAGATTGCAGGTTCCGGGTGCAACTTCCAACATGCTTGTAATAATATGGTATTTGTCGGAATTGATTATAAATTCAATGACTTTATACAGGCCATTCACAGATGTTACAGGTTTAAGCAGACAAAAGAAGTTAACGTTTATGCTATCTATACTCAAAACGAGCAAGATGTTTTAAAAGCATTAAAAGACAAGTGGAGAAAGCATATTGAACTACAAACCGAAATGATAAACCTAGTTAGAGAATACGGACTTAACACTGATAAAATTAAAAGCGATATGAAAAGACAAATATTTAAAAATAGAAGACAATCACAAATAGGTGGCGCAACCGTATTTAATGAAGATACCGTAGCTATCCACCAAGAGATGGATGATAATTCAACAGATATGATTTTGACTTCAATACCTTTTGGAGATCATTATGAGTATTCAGACAATTATAATGACATGGGGCATAATCATGGAAACGAAGAATTTTTTAAACAAATGGACTTCTTAACTCCAAATCTTTTAAGAACACTTAAACCAGGAAAGGTTGCTGCAATTCATGTAAAAGATAGAATCCGTTATTCATATCAAAATGGAACTTCATTTACTACAATAGATGATTTTAGCGGAAAAACAGTAGCTCACTTTGTTAAGCATGGTTTTTACTTATGTGGTAAAATAACAATCACAACAGATGTAGTTCGTGAAAACAATCAAACATATCGTTTAGGATGGTCCGAACAATGCAAAGACGCTACTAAGATGGGGGTAGGTTTGCCAGAATACGTTTTGTTATTCAGAAAAAAACCAAGTGAAATGAATAATGCTTATGCAGATGAACCATGTTTAAAAACCAAAGAAGAATATCCTATTGACAATTGGCAGTTAGATGCTCACGCATATTGGAAATCGTCAGGTGATAGATTTATGAGTTCAGAAGAGCTAACAACATCTGAAATGAGTACGATCTTTAATAAGTGGAAACAGTTTGATAAAAATAACATCTACAACTTTGAACATCATTTGAAAGTATGTCAGGATCTAGAATCATCTGGGCGTTTAAGTAGATTATTTATGACAATACCACCTCACTCAAATACTGATATGGTATGGACTGATATAAACAGAATGAATACTTTGAATACTAACCAGGCAAACCGTAAAAAAGAAAAGCATATTTGTCCTTTGCAACTTGATATTATTACAAGGCTTATAAATAGATTTACAATGAAAGGTGATGTTGTAGATGATCCGTTTGGAGGTCTTTTTTCAACAGCTTACAAAGCTTTAGAAATGGAACGTAAAGCTATATCGACAGAGCTTAATCCTGAATACTATGACGATGGTTTATTCTATCTTAAATCAATAGAATATAAAATAAATGTACCTACTTTATTTGATTTATTATAATGAAAGGCGGTAAAAGAATAGGAGCAGGTCGGCCAAAGTCGGCAGCTCCGTATCGCTATGTAACTGTTAGAATTAATCCTGATCTATACGATGAGTTCAAATTAATGGCAGAGCGTTTTAAATCTAAAATCAATGGCAAAAACTAGATCAAAAGATGGAACAGAATACGATATAAACAAAATCATCGAAGAACGGAATAAATTATTGTGAGTGGAAATAATCCGAAACGATTGGAAGAATTACAGGATAAGATATTATATTTTTATTACGGTATAAAATAACTATCTTTGAAACTCATAATCAAGATTTTTGCAGCCCAAAGAGTAATTATTATTCTAAGGGCTGTTTTTGTATATTTGTATTAAAATTATGTTATGGCAGGAAGACCTAAAAATATTGAATCTCCAGATAAACTACACGAATATTTTTTAACGTACGAAAAGGAAACGAAAAACAATCCTTTTATTATTAAGGATTGGGTAGGGGGTATGGCAAAAGAAGTGGTTAGAGAAAAAGAAAGACCTTTGACGATGGAGGGTTTTTCTTGTTGGTTATATGATAAAGGATATTTAAATTCTTTGTCTAATTATATGGCAAATAGTAATAACGCCTATGATGAATTTTCAAGTATCTGTTCGCATATAAAAGAACGTATCAGGAAAGATCAGATTGAGGGTGGTATGTCAGGTCAATTTAACCCATCAATAACCCAGCGATTAAACAACCTAGCCGAAAACACTAAAACCGAATTAAGCGGTGGCTTAAACGTTCCTACACTTCCAGATATTGGCAACAGAAAATAAATACAAATACTCAAAAGCATATTTTAAGATTTTGGATTTGATAATGTCGAATCCAAAAGAAACTGTCTTTGTTATTCGTGGAGGTCAAGGAGCTAGTAAGACTATATCTATTTTAGGGCTTCTGATTCAATCGTTGTTATCATCAACAAAAGAAGTATCTGTTATATCTTCTGAGTTGTCTAAGATGAAGCGAACGGTTATTAGGGATTATAAAAAGATAGCTAAGGATTGGGGCGCATTAAGAAATGATGACTTCAATAGATCCGAAAGTAAACACGAATATCCAAACGATAGTTACATTGATTTTTTAGGGGCCGATGTTAATGACATTGGTAAAGGTTTTAGGCGCGATATTGTTTATATCAATGAGGCTGATAAGATGGATATTGATACGGCTGTACAGTTTATATCTAGGGCGGGATTAACCATTATCGATTACAACCCTGATAGTTTATTTTGGGGAGATGATTACATCAACGAAAATAACTTCATCACTCTTACTTTTGAAGATAACGAGTACCTTCCTAAAAGCGAAGTCGATTCTATTTTAGATTACAAGACTAAAGGCTTTCACAATCCTGATTTACCTTTTGAACTATTATTTAAAGAAGAAAATATAAAGAGTTCGTATTGGTCGAATAAGTGGAGGGTGTACGGTTTAGGAATGGTCGGCTCATTAGATGGTGTTGTATTCGATAACTGGGCGCAAATAGATGAGATTCCAAGCGATGCTCGTTTACTTGGCTACGGTTTAGATTTTGGGTATTCTAATGATCCGACAGCGATAGTTGAAGTTTGGAAATGGAATGATAAGCGAATATTAAACGAGATATGTTATCGTAAAGCATTAAGTAATAAAGAGATTGCAAAGTATATCACAACGTTAATGCCGTGTTATTGCGATAGTGCCGAGCCTAAAAGTATTGCAGAGCTTCAAGATTTAGGAATCAATGCGGAGGCAGTTACCAAAGGCCCTGATTCAATCAATTACGGGATTCAAATAATGCAGGAGTATAATTATTTAATCACTAAAAAGTCGGTTAATTTGATAAATGAATTTCAAAAATACACTTGGAAGAAAGACAAAAGAACCAATGACAAAATCAATAAACCAATTGACAATTGGAATCACGCAATAGACGCAACACGTTACCACGAGATGGAAACAATCAACATAGGAGGAAGCATATGTTTAACCTAACAGAATTAAAAACAGGCGATTTTATAGACGTTTGCAGTTACTTCGATACGATGGAGGGTAACGAGGAATTAATAACTAAGTTCTTCAATACTTTAATCGGTCGTTTACCAGAATCAGAAAGTGAATGCTTAGAAATTATAAGTAACTTTGCGAATCAGATTACCGAAATAAAAGAATCGTTTGAATTCATTTATAACCCGCCATCATTACCAAGCTCAACAGAAGCGAAAAGAGAAACGATAGGCGATGAATACAGAAAAGAATTTTCGTTGATGTATGGGGGCTACGTTTCATTAGTTGTATTAGTTTGTCAAAAGCTAAACTATAATCCAGATCAGATTAAAGAAATAAAAACGCAGGACTTTTTATTTTGGGCTAATTATTTCCTGCATCATCAATTTGTTGAAAATATAAAATAATGACAAACCTATCCGAAGTTACAAACTACATAGTTAACAGATTTGATCAGGATGAAATGGTTAATACAATCGCTTTATCTGATAATTCAATTATCGATACTAAGAAAGAGAATATTTATCCGTTGGTAACTATTTCATTTAATGGGACCGAGATTGAAGAAGCTACCGATATAGCTTTAAAAAAATACGACTTCACTATTTCCGTTTTGCAACAACGCGATTCAAACCGAAAAGTTAAGCCATCAAAGCTAATGGAGGAAACGAATTGGATTGATAACATGAATGAGTGTGATTCAATTTGCACCAACTTCATAAACTACATTAGGCGAATGGAATTAGATAATCTTAATGTTGATTCACTTTCTATATTAGAGCCTTTGCAAAACTATGGAGGTGCAAACCTTGATGGGTTCAGATTCGATATTACTTTGTCAATTCCTAATACTTGGTATTGTGGCTAGTTCAGAAAGCGTAGTTGACGCGTATAATCAAGGGCGTAAGACAAAAGAACAAGAGGCAATTGATGCCGAGTTCGAGCGTTTAAAACAGCTTAGAAAAACTGCATCATACATTATTAAAGAATCTAAAAAAGATGCTCACGTTGACACGGGTAGACTTAAGAGATCGATTAATTACGTTATTGCGTTAGATGGAGTATTTACATTTACTGAGGTATTTTATGGCCAGTTTCATGACAATTCAAAGTTAGAAGAAAACATAAAACAATATTGGGATTCAAACGAGCCTTTTAATTTAATTTATACTGATGATAATGGGCAGCCTTATCAAACGGTTAAGAGATATAAAAGCGGGCGTACTTCTGTAAATGTAGTTCCAAATAAAAAAGCGGCTAAAGCTATAAACGATACTTTAGGTCGTTATGGATTAAAACAAAAAATAGGAAGTGTAAGGGATTTTATAAAAAGGATTAAAGAAATAAATTCCGGCAAACTAAAAGATTTTAAAGATGGCGAAAAGGAGAACTAAAGCGCAGATTGAATCTGATTTAATAATTAAAGAAAACCTTAATTTGATAGGCGAGCAAATATATAAAGAAGCTAAAAAAAGAACTCGCGTACTTACGGGATCATTAAAAAAATCAATTAACTACAATGTAAAGCCAGACACTACTTTAAACTTTTATCAAAACTACTACGGTAAAGACGTACATCCGACAAAGCAATATGATAAAGGTGAGCCTGATGCGTTGTTAATAGTTATAAAAGAGTTATTACCGGCGGGGATAAAAGTCATTAAAAAAGACTTAATGGAAAGCGTTTTATATAATTATGAAAATGCTAAAGAATATAGGAAAAAGAATGGAACATCTAAATAACCCGCTAATATCTTAGTGGGTTTTTTATTACCTTTGCTTTGAATGTGAAGATACATTTTACCTATGGCAATTACTCCAACTACGATTACAACCGAAGATCAAATATATCTTTGCGGTTCTCCGATAAACTTGCGAATTAAAAACCTTGCGCAAGATTCTACAATTCAATCAGTACAATGCGAACTTTACATTTGGTCAGGTGCTTTAAACGCGCCTCCATCATTGGCTAGTTATACATTAGTTGCTGATAAAGTAAGCGCAAACGACGATTATATTAACTTTCAAATAGCGGAAATTATAGCAAGCCATATCAACGGCACTAAATTCGCGTGGATTAGTGGTGATAACGCACCATCAATAGCTGGCGAAGGCGTATTTTTTCAATGCAAATACCAAGTTACAAGCGCGACAGTTGAAGCCCCTGTAACAATGGTTACTAATTTCGCTACTATGGGTTATAGATACGACTTTGAACAAGTGGGGGAGGTAGCTTTATCTTCAAATAAGCAGCCTTACTTGGGATTATTACCTATTAACTATAACCGATATTATAACGGAGGAATAAAATATTTCACTCGTTATTTCGACTTTACTAAAACATTAGGTACTTGCACTTCTGAAAACATAATCCTATCTACGGTTAACACACCAGCAACCACAAAATGCCAATTAGGCGATAAATATTTAGTAGTGTATATTAACCGTTTAGGGTTGTGGGATTACTTCACTCCATTTGGTAAAGCGATTAAATCAGTTAAGTTAAGTAGCGAAACTAATCCAAGATTATATCGTAATCCAAACAGTATTAATAACTCAGTTAATCATTCTAAGAATAGACAGATTGAAACAAGCGATCAAAGCTATGTTTTAAACACAGGCGATTTAACGGAATTAATGACTGACCAAGTTGAAGAAGTTATTTATTCTCCATTAGTTTATCTTGTTGAATTCACAGGCGAACAATATACGGTAATTCAAGAGGGGTTAACGGTAGATAGCACTTTAGTAACAGTTGATTCAACTATTTATACAGTTGACAACGAAACAATAACTCATGCTGACTTAGGTTATTACTCAACATTTAAGCAAATTCCTGTTACTTGCTCAACTGATAATTTCGTTAAAAAAACAAGGCTTAACGATAAGGCAAAAATTAATTACGATTTGAGTTTTGATGTTACTATGGGTAGAATAAATAATTTAAGGTAAATGACAGATATAATAATGCAAGGAATAATCGGAAGCTTTTTGTTTGTAATTATAATTGCAATGATTTTAACAGTAGTCGGAATAATAGGAATGCGTGAAGACGAAAATATTTACAAGTAATGAACTTACAAACTGAAATCTATATTTCAATAGACGGCAATAATTATTATAAGATTGACTTATCTAAAAACGAGTCGATCCAAATGAAGTATATTCTTAAGGATACAACAGATTTAAGTAAAGTGTTTTCCGCTTATAGTTTATCGTTTACTTTTCCCGGGACATTAAACAATCAAAAGATATTCGGGTTCGTTGGTAATACAAAAGTTGCCAAATCACAAACTAGTAATGTTTTTGCTTGTAAAATTTATTCCAATGGATTGCTATTTCAAACAGGCAAATTAAAGCTTACTGAAATACGCGAGGACAGCGGAATAGTAAAATCATTTACGGCCAACTTTACTACTACAATGCTATCATTAACCCAGCGTATGGGCGATGATACGATCAACACCTTGCCTACATCACCTGTTTATATTTCATGGACTCCTAACGATGTATTTGATTCAGTTTCGTCAATTAAACAAGCTGCAACGGAACCAAGAGCGGGTATTAAATCAAAGTACTACACGCCTTTAATATCTCGTAATAGAATATTTCAAAGAAGATTAAATACAGCGACTAACTATTTAGACAATGTAGCTTATGTTGCGGGAGCTGACCCGTTAAGTACTAAAACATTAAAGACTTCTGAACTTAGGCCAGCGATTCAAGGACGTTCTATAATCGACATGATTAAGGCAAAGTACAACCTTGATATTGAAATGCCTTTAGAGCAAACTGCAGAGTATAACGATTGGTATATTTACGGTAATGCAGAAGCTATATCTTCAAATACTATTCACGACATTGATTTAGTTAGTCCTTTAGGTTTATCAGTAGTTAGTCAAAATGATGATGCAGGGGGCGATGGTTTGCCATCTCAACCACGATACACAACTACTTTAGATTTATCAACTAATAAGTTTACTGTAATTCAAAATAACACTTTTCATCCTGATAGATGGGGAGGGGACTTTCAATTAAATATAGTTTTGAATGGAGTTATTGTTTTAGATGATTCTGGAACAAGTGATTTTTTAATTGTAGTAAAAAGATATGATGATGCAGTTCTTTATGGCGGAACATTTACTTCTGTCGGAAATACTTGTAGTGCCGAAATAAATATTACCGATGATATGTTTTTAGCGGGTACTTTAGTATTCTCAATTCAGATAGCGCCTAAACAAGTATCCACATGGTCAACAATGGATGTATTCACTATTCAAGAGTATTACCATCATTATATTTTTGCGGGTTTTAACTCTGTTGAGCGCAGAAAATGGAAGTATTTAAGCTCGATGAATAATAATAGTTCTAATTCAGGGGGCGGATCAATTGATTTATACCATGCAATACCGGAAACTAAATGCGTTGACTTCTTAAACAGCTTCTTTAAGACGTTTAATATATCTGTTTTTGATGCTGCTCCTAATAATGATAAGTTATTTTGGCTTACTCCAAAAGATTTGCTAGTTAATAACTTGGCTTATTCTAAAAAAGTAGTTGATTATACGCCTTATGTAGTTTCAAAATCAATAACAAAAAAGATTGCAGCCGATTATAATTACTATAATTTCAAACATAAGACATCAAAATATAAATCTAATGCTGATTATTTAGCTACTCATGGTTTAGAATTCGGGCAAACTACATGGCCGTCAATTAAACCTACTCATGATTTAAACGAATTCAAAGTTGAAACAGGTTTTTGCATTTTGCCAGCAGTCCCCATATCAGGTATGGCTGATGAATTTACTTCTTATGGCTTTACAAGCGATGCCCCGGAAGTATTAACCGGGGGCGAATTAAGATATAAACCAAACAATGAAGATTTAACTATGTTCTTTGCTTGCGGCATAAGGTCTCTAGGCCTTTGGATACCTGTTTTTGGTGGTGGAGGATTTTTTACAACAGAAGATAAGTTTTTAGGATTTCAAAAAACTAAAGCAGACGGCTCTTTGGTTACAATGCCGTTAAAATCATATATCAAAACAAGCCCTGTACATCCTAACGGTTTTAGTTTTGGGTTTAGTTTAATTCAAGAATCTGTTTTAAGATCATTGTATTATGACTTCTATAAAACTCAAACAGAAAGACTATTGAGCCCTAGTACTTTACAATGGACACATTCCCTGCAATTACCCGCGAGTGAGTTGGTATTGAATTATGCAACTACTTTAGCGGGTATGTCGCAGGTGCCTGATGGATTCCGTTTACAAAACGAGATTATAATTCAAGAAGAGCGATTTTCAATTATAGATTCTCAAATAGATATTACAACAGGCAAATCAACTATGAACCTACTTAATTTTTAATAATGGCAGACGATACTACTAAGGAAAAAATTATAATTGACGTACAAACTAATGCGGATGAGGCGGCAAAGGATGTAAATAAGCTAAGCGCATCGATAACTAAAACAACTGATAGCGCAAAGGATTTAGACAAGACTTTTGACGAAGTTTACGAGGGGATGAAGCCTTTAACCGCTAGAATGGGAGAGGCAGAGGACAGGCTTTATGAGTTGGCTTTAGCTGGTAAAACTGCTTCTGATGAATATCAAGGATTATTAGCTAAAGTAGCAGAATACAAAAAGACTCAACAGGAAACCGATAGGGTAGTTGATGCAGCAGCTACCACAATGGCTCAAAAGTTAGGTGGAGCAAGTCAATTAGCAGCTACTGCGGTACAAGGGGCTACTGCTTCTATGGCTTTATTTGGCGATCAGTCAGAAGATACTGAAAAGCTATTGTTGAAAGTTCAATCTGCTATGGCTTTTGCTGATGCTATCAGTAGCATTTCTGAAATGGGTGGTCAATGGAGAGTTCTTAAAGCTGCTGTTTTAGAAAATTCAATAGTTACAAAAGCAAATGCTGCTGCAACAGGATTAGCGGCAATGGCTCAAAAGTTATTTACAGGATCTGTTAATACTTCAACAACTAGCTTTAAAGTTTTAAAAGGCGCAATTGCTGGATTAGGTATAGGGCTATTAATTACAGGATTAATTTATGTAGTTAATAATTTCGATAAGCTTAAGAAAACGGTTGAAAATGTAATACCTGGATTATCAAAGGTTGCTGACTTTATAGGCGATGTAGTAAATGCAGTTACTGACTTTATAGGGGTTACTTCTGACGCTGATAGGGCTATCGACAGAATGAAAGCTAATGCAGATAAGTCTTTAGCCTTAAATAAGAAGTTCTTAGACGAACATGGGAGCCAATTAGATGAATACACTAAGCAGAAACTTGCAGCAGTTGATGATTACCACAACCTATTAAAAGAAGATGGAGCTAATCAGGTTGCTTTAAATCAAGAGTTAAGTAGGAAGTTAGCTAAGATTGATAAAGACCGTCAAGACGAGATCGATAAAAATAGAGAAGAAGCCGCTAAAAAAGCAAAGGACGCGCAAGACAAGATTAATGCAGCCGCTAAAGCTAAGCAGGATAAAATTGATGCAGATGCTAAAGCAAAAAGAGATAAGGAAGCCGCTGAATTAGAAGCTGCGAAAGAAGCGGCTCGAAAAGCAACAGAAGCATTATTATCGGAAGTTAATAAATCGATTGATGAAGCTACTGAAAAGGGTATTGAGGGAAGCTTATCTGCCCAGGAAGTTGAAATCAGAAATATAAAAGACGCATATTTCCAAAAGATTGAATTAGCTAAACAATTTGGAAAAGATACGGTTGCGTTAGAAGATGCCCAAGCGAATGAAATAAATGAGGTTAATCTAAAGTATCAAAAGGAAAGGTATGATGTTGAAGAAGAAGCAAGGCAAAAAAGACTTAATGCGGAAAAAGAAGCGTTAGAGCAGAAAAGAGCTATTCAAAACGCAGAATTTGACTTAGCCACCCAAAGTATCGCTTTAGTAAAAGATTTATTTGGAAAAAATAAAGCCGTTCAAAAAGCGGCTATTATTGCAGATGGCGCAGTCGCTTTAGGCAAGATCGCGGTTAATACTGTTACTCAGGTAAGCGAAGACAACAAAGCAAGCCCATTAACATTTGGGTTACCGTGGTCTGGTATACATTTGGCGGGCGGTATTGTTGGAGCTGCCTCAGTGGTATCTAGCACAAGTAAAGCATTGCAAGCATTGGGAGGTGGCTCGGCTCCAAGCGCACCAAGTTTGCCGGGCGCATCGGGAGGTGTTAACGCAAGCCCTCAAACCGGATTCCAAGCGAGTAGTGAGAACCAAATAGCAACTTCGATAAATGGCGCGAATAAAACATTACCTCCTATTAAGACTTATGTCGTTTCTAGTGATGTAACTACGGCTCAAGGGCTAGACGCTGCTTTAGTTTCTGATAATTCTTTTGGGGGTAAAGTTGGAGGTTAAAGAAAAATAATTATATTTGATTATTGGAAGTCGGAAGCCAATAAGTTGAAAACATTATTAAGACTCTTAGGAAGTGCCGACTCACTTTCTTCGGGTCTTTTTTAATTTATAAATTATGGAAGTAGATTTTTGTATGAGTAAAAACAAACTAGAAAAAAACATAGCATTATTAAATTTTAATCCTAAGTTTAAAAAGTTCGATATTTGCAAAAAGTGGAAATGGAATTTAAACGGAACTTATGCCGAAGATAATCCTAACACTTTTGAAGTGGTTATAATTGATGAAGTGAGCATAAATATAAGAAGCAATAGTATTGATTCAACTTATGTTATAGTAGGTTTAAAAAAAACAAGTGGGGCTTGGGTACATGATGATTTTTTGGAATTTATAAAAGAGGCAACAGAAGAAGATTTAAAAGATTTTTACTAAAATATTAAAACAAACAGCCATGAAAAAACTATTATTATTATCCTTATTGTCTGTTATGGCAATCGGATGCAGTCCAGAATCATCAACATCAACAAGTAAAAAAACAGAAGTAGTAACTTCAAATAATTTTACTGTTAATGTCGTTTCAGAAAAACAAAGAACTACAACAGATAATATTTGGAGTGATTGGGATACTACCGTTACAACAAAGTCATTCACTTGGGATAATTCAAAAAACGAATTCACTTTTAATTATACAGATGGAACAAACGAAGTTCATAATGATTTTGTGAAAGTTGGCAACGTATTTACTTGGGATTTTGCCGAATCAGGAGTACATTATAAGTACATTATAAACTTCGATGATTACAATAATGTTATAGCTAATATGTATCAGGATGGGTATATTTCAAAAGAGGCGATTTTTATAGTTCAATAATATGACGGTACACGACATGGTAATTGGTAAAACATATATTATTCACGGCAAAGAGTATGTTTGTACCGATAAAGGTTTATTATCAAATGGTAGTCAAGAAGCTTATTTTAAATGCAGGACGGCAGATGACAAGGAAGAAATTAGTGGAACAAGTCCTACAATGAATCTAACCGTATTTCAAGTTAGCGAAAAATGATTAACTTTACTTTAAGATTATAACTTTAAAGAAAGGAGAAAACTATCCACTAAGCGTAATAATTAATTTTATTACGCTTTTTTATTTTGTTTAACAAAAAGTTGTATTTTTGTTTCAAATAAAGTATGTGATGACGCATATTACCCTTAACAAGATATTACAAAAAGACTGATCCATTGATTTGGGTTGGTCTTTTTGCGTTTATACCTATATGAAAACATACAGACTTACAAGGCCAGAAGATTACAAAGGACTAATGAAAGTTAGTCTTGTTGATGATCCTGCTATTCAATCAAACTTAATGGCGTTTTCAGAAGAAAAAGAATTCATTTTTTCAGATGAAGAACAAAAGATTATCTACGCCCCCGCATTAATTCCAAATAAACTAATCTTTCGTAAAAACATTAATGGCGAACCTGCTAATGTTTACTTCGATGCACAGACGATAAAAGATTTGCACATTGACGGTATGCGTAATAATTACGATAACAAAGTAAATCTTAATCATCAATCAAATGATACTGATGGAGTCTTTTGTTTTGAACAATGGATTATAGAAGATGCAGTTAACGATAAATCTGTAAAACTTGGATTTGAATTACCTGTTGGTACTTTAATGAAAGGTTATAAAATAGATAACGACCAAGTTTGGTCTGATATAAAAGACGGCAAGTTAAAAGGCTTATCAATCGAAGGGCAACTATTCCCAGAAGAACAAAAACAAGTAACATTTAATAAAGAGGACATGAATAAAAAAAGCCTTTGGGCGATGGCAGTTGAAAAGTTCAAAGAGACTTTTAATTTCTCCGCCATGACAAACT